GCGGCTAAAGTTTTAGATCCAAACACCCGTATTCCCCGTTAGGGGCGTTCAGATCTCTCACATTCGGGCTGTGAAGTGGCCCGGGAGGTTCAGGGTCAGCACTGATCCCATCCCAACGTCAAAGATTTTAGGAGTACATCTTGTCAATTAACTCACTAATTTTAACGGCAACGTTGCTGCCAGAAGCCAAAACCCTTGGAAGTTTGGCCAGCATGTTGTCGATACGATCAAATAGGCCCCCAACTCCAGTTGCAGCTATTGATCCATGCGGAAGACGAGAACTGGCAGTCAACGCGACGTCCAACGCTAACTGCTCCTTGTATCCCGCCTTAGTGGCATATGCACCAATGATCGAATTGTGACCAGGCACTTGTTCATCCGAACGAACTGCATGCAAGAAGGGAGCTGCAGCCCACGGGACAGATTGCAGGTTCATAACACCCCAACCAAAATTACGATCGAAAGAATCTGACCAACCTGTTGTTGGATCAACAAGGTCGGCAAGCGGCACTTCGTCATTGACGATGATGCACTTGCGGAAGTTGTTTGAGTCTTGTGGATCGAATATCGGTCTCCAAATACGATTTGGGAGATAACAACGAGGTGAATTGAATTGTGGCTTGTGGAAAATACCACCCCTACAATCCTTGAGCAAACCATGAACGGCAGACACATTCATTTGTTGTATGTCAGCCTGCGTTACTGGTGGTAAGATTAATTTATTTAGTTGCCCATCATTCGGCACGATTTGCTCAGTAAGTGCATCGATTAAGGCAACGCGTGCATACAAACGCGTTTGGTTGTTTAAATTCAAGAGAGTAGAACCAACCGAAATGTACACACCAGTGGTAGTACTTCTAAGGCGCACAGCATTAGCTTCTTCAACATACTCTAACACATCCCCAGGCTGAAACACAACGGAGCCCGAACCGTTACGCAGTGTGAAATCAAGCGTAAATTCCGGAGATGGTAGAGAGCCAATGTACCTTAGAGCACTCAAGGCCTCTGCTTGCACTCCACTTATAGTTGGAGTAAAATCAAATAAAGTAGGGGCCAAACGCACTGAATTTAAATAAAATGGATCAAAACCACGAACATGATTTTCCACGTATGAAAAGGGCTCGACACTGCAGTTGAAGCAGGCCGTGACGAAGGTGCCTTGATCATATAATGTAGGTGTGTTGTGATCCAACTCAACGCCATAAGAAGTATAGCGAAATTGATTCAACAAAGTGGAAATGCCAGCTTCGTTAGGTTCTTGAATAGCCTTAAGGGCAGAGGGAGCAATCACGGTGAAAAAGAGAACAGGGCCGACAACACCCGGTTCAGTGTCTGACAAGTCGCATGGCACCCATTTGGGGTAGTAAGCGGATTCCCTGCTGGGTATGTTTGCAAACGCCCGAGAGAAGGATGTCATAACTTCTGTGTCGAATTCCCTTGAGCGTATATGGCAAACAATCACGCTTAGTGCACGCATAATAGGCAACTGTAGTATTAATAAACTAAAATTGCGACCTGAGACGTCAACAGATGCTGCTTCATTGAACGGCAAAGTTATGGTATCTAGAAAGCGGAACTCAGCCATAGCTGAAATTGGCATTGCTCCATCACCAACTCTCTTGATATCCAAACCGGATCCATGAACGCCACAGGGGTCAATATAAGCATGGACCCAGCCCTGGCCACATTCAGTGAGAGAAGCATTCTCGCGAAAGAATTCATTCATCTCATGTGGTTTCAGACCAGATCCAACACTAGCTGCCGAGACTTGCTGTTGTTGTTGTGGAACTTTATTTCCACTGCGATTGCCGCGACGAGGCTTTGAATTCCTCTTAAAATTTGGAGCGCTACCACTTTTAATATTGGTGCGCAATTCTGCATTAGGTGCATTGATGATCGTTTTAGACATTATCCTTTAACCCAGATATTAGGTTACAAACCCATTAAAGGCTCTTCAGGAAACAGTTCCCTGAAATGATGCCATTGTTGGTCTGTGATAGCACAGCCCAAACGAACTTTGATGCTGTTTTCGAGCTCAATCTGCTTTTCGGGACTGATGTCGAAAGCTCTTTCATAGCTAACACGAGTGGCATAACTAACCGTACCTACTTCCGCCTCCCAGTATCTTTCTTGCTGACACCACTCTTGTGCCCATCTGTCCCAAACCGTGTACTTTCCACCACGACCAGCCAACTTAAGCGCCAAACCAATTGCGTAACCGATTGGCACACCATAACTGACTGCACACTCACCCATTCCTAAAGATAAGATGTAATCCTTCAACCTAGACTTGCCAAATTTGTTGACGCTCCAACCAAGTCTGGTTATAATACGGTGAGGTGACCTTGCTAATGTCCATCCATAGTCAGTTTCTACCATTCTGCATTGACAAAACTCCATGTGTTGAAAATCCAATGCAACTTCAAACTTCATTTTCAAACCCATCTCAACGAAACATGAGATGTCACGCGCTTTAGCCAGCTGATCCTTCTCGATGAAGATAACAGAATCATCACCATTTATGGCCATAACATACTTGCTGATCCCTGTAACGTACATGTAATGTGTGAGCGCGGCAAACATAATAAGAGAATTCCCTAATCCGGTGTCCATATCCCCGCTCATCCGCGTTCCACGAGTTTTGTACTTTATACCATGTCTTGTGTAACCGTAACTAGTCAGAGTCTTGCCCCACAAATATGAGACATACTTGGCCTGACCAGCCAACTGTAACAACTGAACATAGAAGCAACGAACAATCTCGAGGAATTCAACACTAACATGTGCGTCAAATTTTGAAGCGTCTAACATCAAAAATGCTGGATCACGAAACAGGTCTCGCTTTTTGAGAAAATCTTCAGCCAGAGTGTGTTGATTACAACCCTTGCCAAAAATTCGCGTTCCATGATCGTCGTTCAACTCATATACCTGATGTTCGATACTTTGAGTGAATCTGGCCATTTCCAATGCTGCGCGGGCACCACGATACTGAATAGCTCGAGGACCCCCTTTAGGCAATGCATCTTCTTTGTCAGGTTTGACAAACATGTTGATGTTGAAGTCTGCATTGCATAGAGGGTATTCCTCCAAAGAAAGCATCGCTCGCAAGTACCTACGCTTCCACCTTCCAACATAAGAGTTGACCACTTCATGTCGACTTAATAAGGTGAAGCTTTGGGCTTGCAAGCGAGACTCTCCAATGAGCGTGTTCAGGTGTTGAAGTATGATGTCGGGATCCATTGTGAAAGCAAGTGTCTGCATTTGATGTCTGTGTTTTAAGGCAAGATATTCATTACAACCACACCCGTTATGGGTGTAAGCTATAGAGGCCTCGAGCATTTTGTTGCCAACATAACAATACGATGCCCTGTTTATTTTACAGTTCCCCATCGGAAAAGCATCGGTGAATCTGATGTATGATCCATCTCTACCCTCTGTTGTAACATTAGACAAAACACTCCACAGACAGACCGCTGGCAAGCGATCGCGTTATTCTTTTGGTAGGACTTTTCTGATCTTATCGGGGAGAAATCCTAAACCCCGCCGTTTCTTGACTTGACCTTCACGGATGAAGTCGTTCATCTTTTGGATGTTCTTAACGTTGCGGTTTTTGCCTAGATCTTGCAAATTGTCCAAGTCATCCTTACTGGGAATCATGGCAGCCAAGACTGTGTGCTTGATCATCATGGACACGGCAAAACCATCAAGATGTGACATCTTGTACTTGCTCAAGAATCTTTTTGAGACTTGCTTCAAATTGTCAACGCTATGTGTCGTTATCGGTTTTCCAAACAGCTCCAATGACAAATGATAATATAGTTCATGATCCACAAACTTTATCGATCCATCACCAAAACTTGGGTCAACCTCAATAACCTTGAACGCTCGTCGGTCATTGCCATCGAAACCATCATCAGGATTTCGTGCTGATGGACCACCCACTTCTGGCAAAATGTTTTGATTCCTGTCCAGTACAAGAATTTTGCGCATTATGGTTTTCTTACCAACAACATCCTCTACATCAACCACTCTCCACGTGCGATGGTCCCAAATAGCCGATGGAATGACTCTGGTCACTGCCCCAACGCCACCTTTCTCAACTGCCTCACTAACCCATTTGTCCGCGGCTTCACGCCCGATTGGCTGCTCCAAGTTCCGATTCAAGCTGTTGACGAAACGCCGAACCGAATCTTCGGGCAAACTCATCCCTGAAGTGTTCACTGCTGTCTCTCCAGACTCCGTGGATGCGCTTGAGCTCCTTCTCACTGGTGTTGTTAAGCCACCAGGACCCGAATCGCTCGACATTGTGTTGTAAGGGGTTTGTTCTTCTGGGGGCGCGCTTGGTAGGTTGAAATCCGGACATCTCTCCAATAGCTCCTTCGCTCTTATAATCCTCAACTCTTCCTCCAACGACATTTCTTCTGGCAAACCAGTAGATGACCCTGGCTGCGGTGTCTCCGTGTCGTCCTTCGGGAACTCTGTCGTGATATTCCTGCAGTTTGGCCGTGTTTCCAAAAGGTATTTTCCCATTCTTCCGTACAGCTTCAAGAACCTCGTTCGCTGCTGCATTACTAAGTTCACTCCATTCGCACTTTCGATGTAACCTTCCACCAAATGCAATGCACTCAAAATGGCATCTAGTGGGATACGGGAGAATGTGCACCGTCCACTCGCGGTAAGCGATTGTACGGCCTCTAAATGCAGCAATAGCCCGGAAGAATCCCCTTGCAGAATCTGTTGTGAAACTTGGCTTGCCTTCGAAATCTCTTTTGGCTGTGAGGACTCCGATTGCCTCTTGCTCTTCCCATTCCCCATTTTGGATTTGTCGGATGAATCTGAGTTCATTTTGGAAGTTTGCGCTTTCTTCATTTTTGCAATATTCGGCGTGTTCTCTCAAATAGATTTTGATGTGTTGATGGATAGGACTCAACTTATACATTTGATGTAGGTATTTCTCAACGCTACACGAATGAATTTGAAAGATAGCAAAAACAAATGGCCGTATTATAAAACCCCG